CTTCTTCAAGCTCTTCTATTAATGCCAGTATTTGTTTTTGTTCTTCTGGTGGTAATTTTTCAATGCTCTTAACATTATTCTTTAAAATTGATGTAAGGTCATTCATTCTCATTCCTGCACTCAGGAGGCCTGCTCTCCACGATCTTTCTTGCTAAGTCTATCATCCAAAGACAAGAAACTGTATTAACGGAAGAACTTATGTTAAGACACTTCTCCCCTTCTTCATCAAGATGCCAACCAATAACTACAACATCCTCAAGATCAGTAATCTCAGAATCATCAAAAACTTCATCAGAATTTCTGTAGCTATCTAGGTTTATAATATTGTCTGACACAAAGGTTCCTTTCCAATATATAAACTTTTCCATATATAAATGTATATTACATATATAAATATATATTGCATATATAAATATATATTAAATATATAAATATATAATAATAATATATATGTAAAATTTAATATACTATTTTGATATAATTTGCAATAGCTAAGAATCATATTTTTTAAATTATTTTAATCTATATATAGATAGGCATTATTTTACGTTATTTTATAAAAAATAGGGGTACCCCCTTGTGAAAATTTAGTATTTTAGTGTGCAAAACTCAATGCAGGGCGTGTGACCGGCCATACACCATTAGGGGTGGTAGTGGGTAGGTGGGGTAAACATATCAGCTAGAAATAAAAAAGGTGGGATCATATCTAGCTGTAATTTAAATGCAGTTCGTAACTAGCTGTAAAACTTTATGCAATGTTTTTACTTGGAGATAATACTATTTAATTTCGTAAGTAGATCTGTTTCTATTTCGTTAGCTGTTCTATCCCTCTTGTCATCCACCTTTAGAACGTCAGTAAATAATCCATGATGTTTACCTAGTAATTCTAAACCTTTTAATCTTACTGCATCAGTTACGTTTATATCATCTGCCATCTTCTCGATCTTCTCTAATATAACATCAGTTCGTTTGACCTCGTTCATGCGATGTAATGACATTTTCTGCTCTAATAAGTGATCTATAAATATCCTAATGTTATCCTTTGCCCTTAATCTACTTGCTAACATTCTAAGAGTGTTTGGTTTAATATCTTTACTTACATTATAATTGTTACGATACGCCTCTATCAAACTAAGACCTTTCTCGCCATTCTTTCCAACTACATCAAAACAGAAACCTCTCATTTGTTCTGTCAGATCCCCACCAATAACTTTAGATTTTTTGGTCTTGCTGTTCCGGCTATCGTTATCACTTACTAATTTTAAATTAGGTTTATCTTTATTTTTATCTGTCATTTTTAATCCTCAAAAGTTTATGTAAAGTTTTCATATCGTTTTAATAATACCTGCATAATTACCAATAGTAACATTTTAATATCTTTATTTGTAGTTTTTGAAAATAATTAAATTTATTTCCAAGAAAACATGTTTCCCAATCTTATTACTTATATGAAGATAAAACAAAAAACTAAAAACACTATTAACAGCGATTTAAGAGCCATACAGCATATGTTAGCACCTTTAGGTATAATTAGTCATTTAATTAAGTTTCAGCGTTTTTGTTGTCCACCTTGAGTTACAGCTATTAATAGTAAATAATAGTAAATAATAGTAAATAATATCAACTTAGGCTTTGACAGCTATGTTCCTACGTGGTAACAAGAGGTAGATTTTTTTTTTAAAAAATTTTTAAGATTACAGCCTCTGTTTGGCAACTTGTTTGAACTGTAGAACAAACATCCCTTTCTGACCTACATGGGAAACTAGGCAAAAGATTTAGAAAGGCAAGAGTGACACAGCCCCCACAATTCAGTCTGATGAGGACAGCGATATGGGCAAGTAGCTTTAAACGAGTTACCAAGCAGATGCTGTAATATTATTTCCAAGAAAATACATCAACCAATCTTATTATTAATATCAACCAATGGAGACTATATTGAAAACATATATCGATTATAAAAACCAAGTATCTGAAATCAAAACACAGCTAGAAACAGATAAATGTTTCTACACTAAATCAGCAATGAAAGATGCTCTAGAAACTTTAAATAGAGCCTATGAAAAATTTGTTAGTGAGAACAAAGATTATCATCTAGGTAAATCTAAAGGTTTTAATTATTGGGATGTGCCATCTAATCTGCACCAAGTAAAACCTAAACATGTTGATATATTCCAAGCATTTGGAATTAATCCACAGATTGTTTTGCTGTTAGCAATGGATAGAAATTACTTAAAATCTTTTGAGGTTGTTAAGAAAGTAGCTGAGAAAAAAGAATACCAACCTACTGAGAAACAAGCCACTCATTTAGGTACATGTCAGATTTGTGGATCTGTCCATAAGGTAAACAGAGATACCGGTAAACTAGCATCTCATGGATACACTAAAGGTTATAGCTTTCATATGGGCGAGTGCATGGGATCAAGAAAAGATCCTTATGAAATCAGCAATGCTTACTTAATTGATTATTATATTTTGTTAGACGAAAGATGTAGAGAAATATCTAAGCAAATCTTGGCATCAGAAAGCACAACAGTTTTTAACGTCAGAAAACTTAGAGAAGAATATGACGAGATTGTTAACCACGTTCTGCCTCGAATAAAAAAGAGGTGGCAAGATTGGAAACCATCACAGCTTACACCTATAGCCTAGCTGACGAGACCTAACGAGGTCGAAACCTAGAGCAGTATTTACTGCTCTTTGTACTAGGATAAAACAAACCAACCGGAGTACTTAATGCAAAAACACAATTATTCTAAAAAAGAAATAACTGCACACAGTAATACAATTAAGAAAATGGTTCGTAAATGTATGAACCATCTCAAGAAAAAAGAATATGAGTTAAACATTACTACAGCAGACGTTGATAAGGCTGTGAAATTAACAAGAGTTGTAAACAAATGTTCTAATGCAACTTACGTTCATCACTTTGGAACAAGAGTTACAGCAATTCAGATTAACCTAAGTTATTATCAGCATGTAAATGAAGATCGTTTTCATAAAGAATATGACAACTTTAACAAAGATCCTCAGATAGGGGGCAGACGATGCCTTAACCTAGACCATGCATATCTAATGAGTGTTAGTCATGAGGTCAGCCATTTTATTCAGTTTAACAATGCACCTAGAGTTAAACGATTTGCTAAGAATTATAAGAAATCACATGGCGATTGTTTTAAGGCTGTATATCGATATTTAAGAAGAGACCTAGTTAATCCTATCATAGACAAGGACATACTAGACAACGACAACCAACCTAAACCATCTGTAAACAAGGAGACTATAATGCAGAAAAACAAAGTAATAATATCTAACGAACTAAAGAAACAAATGGCATCTCAAGAGGCACAGCACACGTTGCTAAAGGGATCTAACAAAGCACAGTCTGAGGCTATGAGTGCCATAAGAGTTGATCAGTATGCAGAGGGTGTTTTAATAGTCCATGCATTACCTAGAACTGAGACCGGTAATCTTTTAGAGGATCATTCAAATGAGATCCTCACGATACTTGAAACAGAGATTAACATGTCAAAAACTCAAGCTGATTTGTTTAAGAGAAATTGCACACTCTTTTCAAATAAGCATAAAGATGAACTGCCATCTAGCAATTTGACAAAAACTTTCGTGTTAGATTTGTTCGAGACATTGAACCTTAAATCTCAAGCTAAGATCATTGCTCATAACAAAGGCGAGGATGTTAAAACACCTTTGGATACAATCATAGATAAGTTGGTAGGTCTGAAGACTAAGACCGGCAAACAAAGAGATGGTCTTATCATGACACAATCTGAACTAGATGATTTCAAGGTTAGATTAATCAATAGGTTTGAGATTGCAGACAAAGGCAGAAAGGCAATCGATGAGGCAGAGGAAGAGCAGTCAGTAGTCGATGATGTCACAGAGGCTTTACTTGCCTAGACTAATGCACAAATTGACACAGATCTATATGGTCTGTGTCTGCTTGTTCATTGGATGTACTATCATCATGAGCAGTAACTACAATTTAAAAAAAGGAGACTATATGTCACAAGAAAAAAAACTAATAGAACGTACATCTAAATTAGTAGATCAGTACAACAAAGTAAAAGATCTAAGATGGCAACTGCATCAAAACAGTTCTCAGCTAGTCGAGGCAAATTCCAAGCATCAACAAGCTGAAAAAAAGTTTGATCAAGCTATAGAGAAATTCATGCTTGTACACTTAGAAGATTATACTAATGACCAAGTAATTAAAAAGGTCATTCAATATCTTGGTGCAGAGCATGAAGAACAAGCTAAGAAAATACTAAATAAATTTAAACAACAAATGGAGCTATAATGAGCAAACATAACCAAATAGTTGACCACTTTAAAGGTCGTATCGTTAGTGGAATATTCACAAAACTTGATGGAACAAAAAGAAAGTTTTGGGGAGTTCTTAAACACGAGGATCGAGATCTTGGAAAAGATCTTGTTACTGTCTATGATTTCAAAATAAAGGAATATCGTAGATTTAGATTGGATAATGGCACTTTAAGATTAAAAAGTGGCAATGTCTTTTATAAATATAACCATGCAAATGGTATAACTTTCAAAACAAGGAGTGCATAATAATGCGTATTACAGACATAAGAAATGCTATTCAAGGCATGATGATCCATAACTTTAAAACTGTTAAAGGTGGTCGTAAAGATCAGCTTGTTATCCCTTATGTTGAGGGTGGTGTTGGTCAAGGTAAAACTACTGTGGTCAATTCATTAACTACTGACGAACTTATCCTTAAACATTGTAGAGAAATATTTGACTACAAGGAAGATAAGCTAGG